GGCAACTTTTTAACACAGATACAAATGTTGCCGAGCGTCAACAGATGTTAAACAATCAAAGAAATTCCAGCTGTGAACAAAATTGTTGGCGTGCCGAGGATCATGGGTCACAAAGCCCCAGGTTGAACCAAGGTGGAAAGAAAAAAACACACAGTCAGTTAATTACACACCCAGAAATTATTGATTTGACCATTGGCGGAGATTGTAATTTAACCTGTAGTTATTGTTGCAAGGAGTTTAGTAGTGCCTGGCGTAGAGATATTGTAAACAACGGCAGTTATAACATTTCTGATTCAGACGAAAGATTTTGTGCAACCGACAAAGATCGATTGCTGTTAAAAATCAGTCAATCTGAATTGAAGTCTACACCGCACTACCAAACTCTATTGGATGAAATACGTTTAAATTTATCCAATTTGAAAACACTGACAGTCACTGGCGGAGAACCCTTGTTGGACAATCATTTGATTGATGTATTAGCCGGTCTTGAATTGTCACCAATTGTCAATGTTGAAATATATACCGGCTTAGGAGTAAGTCAGAGTAGATTTAGAAGTTTCATTGACAAGTTAAGTAAATTAAAAAATTTATTATTAATTGTCAGCGCCGAAGGAATTGGTCGGCATTTAGAATTCAATCGTTACGGCAACCGTTGGAATGAGTTTGATGCCAAGATAAAGCTGTTAGAACAGTCTGGAATTCAATTTAAATTTCAGTCTCAGTTGAGCAATCTTACTGTGTTTGGATATGCTGAATTTGTAAAATATTTTTCACAGCATCCAATTGATTTAACATTTGTACATCAACCTCACATGATGGCGCCGCATGTGCTTGACTTGGATAGCAAGCAACAAATTCAAAATAGTATTTTAAATCTGCCAGAACACATGCAAATTGCTATAAAAAAATCAATGCAAAAAGAACCAACAGAGATGGAACGAGTCAGTCTTCAAAAGTTTCTAGTAGAATTTGTACGCCGGAGACCGGATCTTGACTTAGATATTTTTCCAGAAAGTTTTTTAAAATGGATGGAGTTAAAATATGTGGTATAGTAAAGTTGTAGCTAATCTTGGCGCCATTCCAGATTTTATTGCGCACTATGAAGGCGAACTTGAGGAAGCCAAACGTGAGTGTCGTATAGGTGGGCTGGTAGAAAAAAATATCACAGCTCTGCCAGGCATCACCGAGCACAGATTCAATCAATTACAAGAAATTGAAGCAGTTTTAAATTATCTCAACATACAACTGCGTAAAATCCGCAGGAAACATTTTCAAAAGTATCTTGAAGGATATCAACGTGCCTTGACCAGTCGTGATGCTGAAAAGTACGTGGACGGCGAAGATGAAGTCATTGACTTTGAAACCATAATCAATGAAGTGGCCCTGTTGCGCAATCGTTGGCTGGGTATCATGAAAGGACTAGATACCAAACAGTGGCAAATGGGTCACGTGGTTCGTTTACGCACAGCCGGCATGGAGGATATACAAGTATAATGTTTGCTTACCCAGGTGACAGTCATCGTCACAGTCTAAAAACACTCAACAGTCTCTATGAATATGATGACTTTATGGAAAGCATAGCCACGGTATTAGACCTTGGCTGTGGAACAGGCGAAGACCTTGAATGGTGGGCAACCAGGACCACCAGAGACGAACTTGCTACTCCATTAAATATCAAATGCACTGGTATTGACCTGACCAAAGATTTGCCTATGGCAAAAAAACATTCTAATATAACTTACAGATGTCAAGACTTTGAAACTATCTCGACTTCTGCCGCCGGTAATTTTGATATACTGTGGAGTCATGATTCGTTTCAGTACTGTGTATCGCCGATAAAAACACTTTCAAATTGGTGGAACATTGCCAGTGAAGGCGCCATGTTGATTATTATTGTGCCAACCACGGTTACTATTGAAAGAAGACTCCAACAAGCATACCTGACCAGTGGCTGTTACTATCATCATACTATGATAAGTCTCATGCACATGTTGGCCACCAGCGGATGGGATTGTAAGTCTGGATTTTTCCTGCAAAAACCAGAAGAACCCTGGATTCATTGCATAGCATACAAGAGCACAGTGGCTCCGCAAGATCCAAAAAACACTTCTTGGTATTCATTGCGTGAACAAAATCTGTTGCCAGAAAGTGTCGACAACAGTGTGTTTGCTCATGGGTACCCACGGCAACAAGATCTAGTTTTACCTTGGGTCGACAAAAGTTTTAGCATTTATGGGCGATAATGATTGCACAGGTAGAAACACGCAACGGATGGTGGTGGCCCACAACTGATCAGCGTTGTTGGGAATACATGTTGGCACACCCAGATGTGCCTGAGAAAATTTCACAATTTTTAAATGACCGTCCGCGTCGTGTAGTAGTACAAGCCGGCGGCAACTGTGGATATTATCCAAAACAGTATGCCAAACTTTTTGATCAAGTTTACACCTTTGAACCAGACTGGTTAAATTTTTATTGTTTGAATCTCAACGTTCCCGAACACAATGTTGTAAAAATACAAGGTTGTGTGGGACATCAACATCAAACGGTGGGTCTAAAAATCAAAGAAATAAATCGAGGAAAAAACTTTGTGGCTGGCTCTGGCGCCTATCCAGTGTTTTGCATTGACGATCTTGCACTGTCTGTGTGTGATTTAATCCAGCTGGACATAGAAGGTTATGAGTATTATGCTTTGCTCGGAGCCAAAACAACAATTGAACGACATCGTCCCTTGATAGCGGTCGAAGTTTGGGACAAATTAACAGATCGGTTTGAAGGAAATATCAACCAACAATTAGAAACTTTTTTGAGTTCTTTGGGATATACCTGTGTGGCAACTTTGTATGACAGTGACAGAATTTATCAGTACCAGCCATGAAAAGTTACATAATTTATCTCAAAGACAACGAGTTCAGTTGTCGTATTGCTGACGAATGTGTGACGCAGGCCAGCCAGTTTGGTCTAGACGTGACCCACTTTGCAGGCTATACAGGACAACAAGCCAATGTTTTGTTTGAACAAGACGGCATATATCAATTCCCAAAAAAATTAAAAAAAATAACTGCAGGGATCAAAGGTTGTGCAGCCAGTCATTATGCGCTGTGGAAGGCCTGTGTGGAAGATGATGTACCGTATTTGATATTAGAGCAAGATGCTTACATGATTAGACCTTTGCCAAATATTTTGGATTCATTTGATCATGTTTGCAAATTGGACTCGGCCAATCCCTTTGCCAACGATTACAGTCAACAGGTTCAACTCGACCACGGAAATCAAATTGCAAGTTACGATCTCTCATGGGGATATAAAAAACATGCTGCTCCGTATGGAGGATACTTTAGAGGAGCCTGGGCTTATGTAATCAAACCGCAGGCGGCAAAGATATGCGTGGATAGTTTTAAAAATTACGGGTGGGTACCAGCTGACAAACAGTTTGGAGAACAATTGTTAGATCTAAAATGTTTGCCATCGACTATTTTTAGAATTCATCCAGAATACACCGCTGACAATATTGAATCTTTGAGTTTGACAAGAAATTTACGATGATCAAATATGCCGTTGCCCAAGACATGCCCGGAGAAGGTCCTAGTTGGGCACTAAAACCGTGGCAACTGCGTGGCCTGGAGTACTTTGATTGTGTGGCCAATGTGCCAGACACCCATGTGTTGATAGCCAATCATTTTGCACCATGGTGGTCGCCCCTGCGAGAATACATTGCAGAAGGCCGACCTTGGATTGAAATTGAGTACGGATATTGGGGACCCGACACACCTCGCAGAGAAACCCGACGAGTGACCTATTGTGGACATCACAACATGCAGGTCAGACCAGTACCATATAGCCGTGCAGATCTGTTTCCTTTGCCAACACATCGACCTTGGCGCACAACACCGGGTGAATATGTGATTGGCATACAGCCGGTGGAACAAATTCTATTGCAAAGAACTGGTGAAAACTTGGAACAGTTCCGTCAACGTCTCACTGGCGTGATACGTAATTATTGGTCCGGAGAAATAAAATGGCGCAAAAAACGCGGCGGAGCCAAACCTGATAGATTTGTCAGTTTTGTTGAAGAACTAAAAAATGCTCATGCTGTAGTTGGGGAAAGAACCATGGCTACTGTTGAATCTTGTCTGCTAGGGGTTCCTGGATTCACGCTGGACACAACCATGAGTACCTTGCTTGTGGGCAATATAGAAAATCTTAAAAATCTGTCACAACCTGATCGTACAAACTGGTGGGAACATGTATGTTGGAGCCAATTCAACAGAACCGAGTTTGAAACTTCTACTCCAGCAGATTTGGTAGAAGAATATCAAATAATTCATTATCTGGGTAGATAAATACCCGCATGAATACTATTGTGGTAGTGAGCGGCGGATTTGACCCAATACACAGCGGGCACATCAAGCTGATTAAAGAAGCTCGTTTGTTGGGCGATATGTTGATAGTGGGCATCAACAGCGACGAGTGGTTGACTCGTAAAAAAGGTCGTGCCTTTATGCCCTGGACTGAGCGATTGTGCATCCTAAACAACCTATCCAGTGTAGATGAAGTTTATACCTTTGACGACGAGGATGGCACAGCCTGTCATTTGTTACAGCAGGTTCGGGCCCACTATCCTGACGCTGAAATTGTGTTTGCCAACGGTGGTGACCGCACCCAAGAAAATATTCCAGAAATGTCGGTTCCAGGCATAAAGTTTGTGTTTGGCATCGGTGGCTCGGATAAAGCCAATTCTAGCAGTTGGATTTTGCAAGAATGGAAAGCACCCAAGACCGAACGTGCCTGGGGACACTATCGTGTGCTACATGAAACACCGGGTACCAAGGTCAAAGAACTCACAGTCATGCCAGGTCAACATCTCAGCATGCAACGACATCATGACCGTGCCGAGCACTGGCATGTGGCCCAGGGAACTGCCACAGTTTATACTATCAATCGTAAAAGTGATCAAGAATTGTTGGGAGAGTTTACACAGTTCCAACACATACACATTAATCGTGGAGAATGGCATCAGCTGTGCAATGAAACGGCCGACCCTTTACGTGTGGTTGAAATACAGTATGGATTGCGCTGTGACGAAGAGGATATTGAACGACAATGACTCCAATTCCAATTTTTGTA